ATTCCAGTCAGCCATATCTGTGTTGTCTAACTCGTAGTGTATTCCATTAGCAATACCATCTGTAAGTGTAAAGTCTGAATCTCCAACGATAAGTGCGTTAGCAGAACCAGAAGCTATCTGTGATGGATTAACTTTATAAACTGTGTTGTTAGTTACATCTTCTAAGATTAAGAAATCATTATCTGTATCTACTGTAATACTTGTACCATCAGTTAAGTTAGATGGGTCAACAGTTAATGATACTGCACCAGATGTTGCACCTCCAGCTAAACCAGAGTTAGAAGCTGTGTTTACTGCAGTAATATCTCCACCAGTAGTTGCAGCAATAGTTATTGCACCATCTGCATTAGTAACAGTTATTCCTGAACCTGCAGTTAATGTTCCTACTGCTGGACCAGATGTACCACCAATAAGTAGTTCACCATTAGCATCCATAGCTACAGCAGCTAATGTATCTGTTCCTGTGTCTTGTGTAATAATTACTGATTTGTCAGCAAAAGAAGTAGCTCCTGTACCACCACTAGCTACTGTTAATGTTGCAGATAATCCTGCTGCTGTTCCAGATGTGTTTTGATTTCCTGCTGCATTAACACCAGGCAAATTAATATTAGCTGTACCATTAAAAGATACACCACCAATAGTCCTAGCAGTTTGTAAAGCTGTTGCTGTTGAAGCATTACCAGTAAGACTTGCAGTTATAGAAGAAGGTAAACCTATAGTGACTGTGTCTGTTGCACTTACTGCTACTTCTACTTCGTTAGAAGTACCACTAAATGTAATTGTATTTGCATCACTTATTGTTTGTGATGTAGAACCATCTGATATATTAAAGCTATTCATATTACCAACACCAGTACCAGACAAGAAAGCACTTCTTGTTTGTTTCTTTAATCCACTAGCAGAGTCATCATAAATAAGAATGACATCATTATTGTCAGCAGTACCTTCGTTAGTTTGTCCTGTAATTATTGTTGAGTTTATAGCAGCGCTATTTGAAGAAATAGTAATACCATTACCACTTTGTAATCCTGTTGCATTTATAGAAATTACAGCATCTCCACCCATACCAGAGTGTGATGAACAGTAATAATAAAGATTGTCTGCAGTTGCAGCATTGACAACTATTTGTGTATACCCACCAGCGCTACCAGCACTGCCTGGAGTTGTAACACCAGTTGTATAAGCAGAACCAGAGTTGTGTGTTCCATCTTTTGTAATAGATAATCTAAGTGGATGTCCAGAGTTAGAGTTATCTGATTGGTCAAATCTATATGTTACTCCTGGTATAAGTTGTACATTAGCTGATAGTTCACCATCTAAATAATATCTATTACCAGAACCTGGATTAGCAACTGTTACTGCAAACTCTACGATTGCTGTGTTGCTCTCTAAATTTAAAACTTTGTTAGTAAGAGTTTGTACATCATCTAAATCTACTAATGTAGCATCTGATACAGCAGTATTTAATTGTGCAAATGTAGTAGTTAAAGTGTTATTAGCTAAATTTAATGCTTTGTTAGTTAAAGTTTGACTATCATCTAAGTCTACAAGAGTTGCATCAGATACAGCTGTGTTAAGAAGGGCAAACGTAGTTGTAAGTGTATTGTTTGCTAAGTTTATTGATTTATTTGTAAGTGTATCTGTTGATGTTTCTGTTACTACTGTACTATCTATAGCTAAAGTTACTTTGTTTGTACCTGTAGTTGTAGTTATACCTGTACCACCTTCTAAATCTAATACTTCTGTGTCTAAAGCAATTGCAATATTACTTCCAGAATCAGCAGATATATCTAACGAACCATCATTTGATTGTGAATCTACATAAGCTTTAACTGATTGTTGTGTAACACCTTTAGTTGCAGAGTTAGATGACATGTTATCTTCATCTAAAAACAATGTTGTATTAACTGCTGTACCAGCTTCGTTAATTATTGTATTAACTCTGTCATGTACATCATTAAACATTTCTGCCATAGCAACAAATCGTACTTTAGCTCCTATAGAGTGTGCATTTAATCCACCACCAAATGTATCTATGTTTCTAGTTGCTGTTAAGTTAACACCAGTCTTAGCAGATACGTAAATGTATTCTCTTGTTGAATCACTATCAGGGTCTATAACTAAATAAAAACCAGATGTTCCTGATGAAAAGTCTGAAATACTTGCAGGAGATGCAGCTACTGATACTGTAGCATCAGAACTACTTGCAGACAATGCAGATATTAATGTTGTTTCGTATGCGTTTTGTAACTGTGTTTCTCTTGCTACCATATTATCCTAAATTAGTTACAGCTAATGTACCAACACCTAGTAATCTAGATATAGATGTAGTAGTACTTTCAGCTCTAACACCTCTTATACGTATCATACAATATTGAGTTACAGAACCTAAGTTACCATCTTCAATTATAGGATACTGAACCGATTCTACCACACCTCTAATGGTTTCACTAGGTTCATACAAAATTAATGTAATAGCATCTCCCTCTTTATTTTTAAGAGTTTGATAAATAGTTTCACCTAATCCTGTAACACGTAATCTTTTTCTATTTGGTCTTTCTATTTGGTCAGATAAATTAATTGGTATTGTTACAACTACAAGTTCTGGTCTAGGTAACGCTCTAATAGCTACAGACCTAAACTCAGGTGAAGATGTAAACGTTGTATTTGGTTTTATTACTATCTTAGAGTTAACGTATCTAGCTGTTCTGTTAAGTTCGTATTCTACACCACCAGTACCAGCTACTGATTGTCCTACTAACTCCCAGTTAGCACTATCTGGATTGTCTATTGTGTCGTATGTAGTAGAAATATATACATCAACTTGTCTACCTTCAGACAATTCATTATGTTCTACTTCAATACCTACCCATTGTTTAGATTCCGATGTAAAAAAGTCTGCATTAGGTAATATTAAATAACCCTCTGATACAAATATTGTTGCACTTTCTTTATATATATCTTTTCCAGCACCAACAATAATAAACTTGCCATCACTTTGAGTAATACCTGTAATAAGAGAACCTGTTTCTATTTCTAAATCTCTTGCTAATCCTGCAGTAGGTAAATAGTATCTCCATAAGTAGGCTTCGCTACTTGATTCTTTAATTCCCATGTAAATACTATCTCTTGTTGCAAACATATGTTTTGGAGAAGCATCTATATTAGATACAATCCATTCTTTTATTAATTGTCTATCAGCTAATACATACAAATCATCAGCAACTGTTAACTGTGAACGATACAATCTACCAGTCTTTGTTGAAACTTCTCTTGTACCAAAAAATACAATTCCTTCTGCAGCAGAAATACTATGCACTTCTTCAAAAGGTACATTTGTTTGACCTTTAAGAGTCATAGTCCCAGCTACATCTTTAATAGAATATATATTTCCATCTGTACTAGAAACAAGTACTACTGCACCTGCATCTACTACACCTGTAATATCATGTGTATTTTCAGAAACTATAATTGCATCGTTTATTTGCAAATCAGAACTTGACCAAGTTTTACCAAAAGGACTTACAGCCCATAAATATTCAGCTGTAGTTGTTTTACCACTAATAAACAATTGACCTTTAGCAAACCATATACCAGTTAAACCACCACTACTAGACATAGAAGTTGATTCTTCTGTCCATGTAGAAGTACCATCAAATTTAATTAATTCTGAGTTACTTGTTCCATTAGCAGTTGTTGCAAATAAACCATTACCAAAAGGTGCTATACCAGTGAAGTTGTAATTTATAGTTAAACCAGTAGAAACTGTTGTCCAAGATACACCGTAATTAATTGATTGATAAATATTATTGTTATCTGTTAAATATAAATAACCATTAGTTGTTTGTGCTATATAGTTATTACTACCTTGTAAATCATTACCAGAACCACGTACATTTACTTCATTAGTAGCTTTTAACAAATGTATTTTATAACTACCTTCTTCTTCTCCATGAAAAACATCTATACCTTTAGAATCAAAAAATTTACTTACATCATCTTCTTCACCATTTCTTTGATGTGCTGTATCTAAACCTTCGCCACCACTAAAATTACTTCTAGAAAAAATCTGTCCTACGTTAGTAGTAATATCTTCAGGGTTAACTGCAAGATTAATACTTTGTTGCGGAAACTCTGCTGATTGTACAGTCAATACTCTTTCAGGTCCTGTTGCGGTACGCATAAGCATATCATCTAATTGTAAATTATATCCCTGCCTTTTAGGGTTTGTTATTTCAGATGCTCTTGGTACTCTAGGCATTATATACCTGGATTATGTGTACCGTTTATAGAAACGGATTCTGGATACCTTGCTCTTAAGTTTTTTCTAGCTTGTTGTATAAGTATTTGTTGGTATTGTAACAATGAATTCCTAATACTTGTTGAAGAACCTACAGGGTAAACAGCAGCTTGTAAAGATTCTGTTATATAATTTTGAGTAGCCATAGGTATATCTCTACCTGCCATCATTTGTGCTGCTACTCCAGCCATAACTATTGGTTCATATTCTGATTCTAGACCTACTGCAGCAAGTGTTGTTGTTTCATTTGTAGGTGCTATAAATTTCTTTTTAAAAGTTACATAAGCAGAATTACCAGAAGCTATATTAAAAAATTGTAATGCATTACATACTGATGGACCATGTGTATATGTTTTAGTTCTTTCAGTACCACTATTATCTGTATATACAAATGGATTAGGTAGCTGTACTAATTGTACAGATACAGGCATAAACATACTTCCAGTTGAATCAGAACTTGAGGCAAAATTAGTATATTGAGATATTGCTTTAATAGGGTTTACTAAATAATTATTTGTATCTTCATCAGAACCATAAGTACCTAACAAAACATAACCACTATCAGCAGTAGCTGTTATTGTTTCTACAGCATATAGTGTAGGATATAAGTTTTCTACTTGGTCAGATATAGCATCAAATACTACTTTACGTGTAAAAGGAGGGTTTATTTTTAATAAAGTACCAGTAACATGTGAAGCTATTGTTGTTCCACGTGCTGCTCTTACGACAGTTAATTGTTGTGATGATGTATTTAAAGAAGCAACTAACATTAATTCTTCGCCTACTTCAATATAAGCACCTGTTCCTAATGCATCTTCTTCTTCAGATGTAAGATATGTTGAATCATAGTCAACTATTGTATCTGTTGTAGCACTAGTCATAGCATCTTTCAATACTGTGAATGATGAGATGTCATCGTTAGGTTCTAGATATTCTCTAAAAACCCTGTCTATTAGGTGTCCTATGTTTGCACTCATAGTTGCCTAAACGCTAACGAATATTAAATCTATTTGTCTTTCAGCAGCTTCATTAGAAGCAGAAACTACTTTTATGTAGCCACCTTTTGTTATTGCAAATGTGTAAGGGTCAACTGCACACCATCCATTTAAAGCTTTAGTAAATGTTATTGGTGAACCAGCTGCATTATTTACTGTATTCATATTAGCTGTTCCATCTAAACTATATTGAATTGATACAGTAGCTCCAGTAAAAGCTGCAGGGAATCTTATTCCTGCTAAAGCCATTCCTTTAGTATCTATTACATCACTATTAGGACTTCCGTTTGCTATTGTTGCTGTTTTTGCGTATGTATTACTCATATTTTCCTAACTATAGCAGAACTTTCGAGAGGTATTGCTACAACCCGAAAGTTTCTACTAAATTTCTTGCTATCTAAGCAACATCATTAATCATACAATGGTATGAAGGAGGACCGAAGTCGTATCCCATTTCCATGTAGATTGCTTTTGCTACTCTTGCGTAATCATCTTGGTCAATGTCACGTACGAATACTGTACCAAATCCTGGGATGTTGGTAAATACTGGTTGTACGAATGCAAAGTCTACAATAAATGCTTTGTTTGCAGGGATGATATTAGGGTCAATGACCATCATACCAATTGAACCAAATGGTGTTACAACTGTATCAATGTCAATACCAGCGATATTTCTATCTCTTGGTAAAACAGCAGCTGTTAATGCACCAGATATAGCACCATCAACTGTTAGCTCTTTGTTAAGGTCTAACAATTGTTGTGGGCTTACACACAATACAGGATTAATCATAGGTGCAGAAGCATCGTAAAGCCTCTTTAAAGCACCAGCGATTGTATCCCAGTGTAGTTTTTGGTCTGTTCCAGAACCTGTTCCGAGTGTATCGTTATAGTAAATGTTACCATTGATACCCCCAGCGGCTACTGAGTTGTTTGCATTAGCATTAAGAGCTAAGTATTCTGAAAGGCCTCTCATTTCACGAGTACCTGCACCTGGTGTTGTATTAGCACCATCTGCAAATGTACCGTTGAATGCGAACCATTCTACTTCTCTTGCTACTTTTTCCATTGCTAGAGACAATTGCTCTGCAAATTCATCGACAATTGGATTTCCACCAGCAAGCGCTAGCTTATCTCCAGCTGTAAGTGTTCCATCACCATCAGAACTGTTTGCAATATTTGCAGACAAATCAAATGGATTTTGGTTTCCGTATGATGCCATTGCTGTGTAAGTCATCTTTACACCTTTATGGAATACCTGCGTTACACCTGTGAATGCTACTCTGTCACGACCTAAATATTCTGTAGGTTGTGCGCCTTCTTGACCTTTAGTAGGTTCAGAAGAAACAGTTGCATTGTCAGCTGCTTGGATTTGCCAGAAAGTAGATTGTAAAACCTTACCTCCGTTTAATCCTCCAGTTGCAGATAAAAAAGGTGTTCTTTGACCACCGACACGGAATAGCTCGCCAGAAAAGTTATTAATTTTCTGTGCGTAAATTGAATTATTGGTAAGCGAAATAGCTCCCATAATTTACCTCCGTTATTATCTTGTATTAAATTATTACTTATTTGTCTTCTTGTTCGAGTAATGTCAATCTAGCTCTAATACTTGCCTTAGTATCTCCTGTAGCAACTATCTTGTCTAGTTGACTCATTACATCTAATGGTACATCTGAACGTGAATTTGCATCAAGTGCAGCTACTCTAGCGCGAGCATCATCTTGGGCTACTGGTACGTTATCAGTTTGTGGTTGTTCTGTAACAGTTCCACTAGCTTCAAAACCATATTCGTCTTTAGCAAACTGTGCAATAGATTCTGTATTAACAGGTCCATCGTACACTTGTTTTAATGCTTTACCAAAACCTTTGTCTGTTTGTAATCCCAACTTACCAAAAACATTATCTAGCTCTTTATCTTTAAAAGATGCAAGTTCTGCTTCTAGTTTCTTAAGTTGTTCATCTTTACGTTCAACTGTTTCGCGTAATTGTTTTACACCATGTTCTTGCGGTGCATCAAATTCTTCCATTTTGTACCTCCACTATGTGTTTACCTATCAGACAAGACCATAGGCATCTTGCCGTGGTGCTACCTTACCACTTGACCTGTATCTCTGGTAGCTATAAGCTACAAGTCCATTACTCTACGTATTTAATACAAGCTTTCAACGTAGGACTGAAAGCCGATTTGCAGGTCTATTTGCGGACCACGCAACGCATAAACTTATTATACACTAATTAGTAGTAAGTCCTGTAATTTTGTCACCTTTTTTCCTAGAACCTGTAATAAAAGAACTTTCAGCTGCTGCTTCATCAGACGCTTTTGCTACAGCTGACATAGCTTCTGTATTTCCAATAGCTGATTCTTCTAATGTAGATATATCTAATCCTCTATTAATACTTTGTTCTTGTCCTAAGAATGTTCCTGCATTACCGTATAAACCTTTAGCAGTTTGTCTATTAAAACCTGCTTTTCTTAATCTATTTACTTTATCAAAATTAAATGTAAAACCAGCTGCTACTCCTTCTGCTCCTATCTGTAATGTTTCAATTTCATTATTAAGTATTGCATCTTGTATATCTGAATTAAGTAAACCAGCTAGTACAAGCTCTGGTGTAACACCATTAATACCGTATTGATTAGCATACAATTCAACTACTTGTGGTATATCGTCAATTACAGCTTGATATACAGTATTCACACGTGTATCAAACTCTAATGGACTAACGTCATTTTCTATCATAGTTTCGAATTGTTTATTAAAAGCTTCTGAGTATACAATACCAAATTCTGCCAAAGTATTTTTAAAAGAAGCTTTATTAGACAGTGCTTCTATTTCGGTCATACGCATTGTTCCATCTTCTCTAAGTAAATAACCAAATTCTTTTTTGTATTCTGGTGTTTTTATTAACATACCTTTAGCTATTTTTTCATTACCATATTGTACCCAAAAACCTGAATACAAATCTACCAATTTTTCTGGATACATTCCAAATAAAGATTTAGCTAATGCAGTACCTGTACTTGCAGAACGACCACTAGCTGTATCAGATACACCAGACATTGCAGCATCTACATCAGAATAAAAACTTACATCATCAGTTCCAGTAAATATTGAACCACCAGGGTTAGACCTACCAGCATCTGCATCAGATGGGTTAGTAGAGTAACCAGCAGCTTCTAGTTCTTTAGCTCTATCTTCGCTAACTTCATAATAGTTTTGTCCATCTGTACCTTGACCAAAACCTAAATCACTACGATAAACTTTAACCATTACCTACTCCTTGTCGTATATTGTAATCTTGTGTTCTAACAACATTACCTCCCATACTTACATTAAATGAATCAAAAAAATCATTTGAGGTTTTTTGATAACCTCTATCTAAACCTATTTGTCTAGCTATTTCTTTTTGTTTGTTTATATCATTAGTTTGTAACATATCATAAACACCTGCATCATCAGTTTCTGGTACAATTCCCCATACACTTTGTGCTAATGTCATTCCATTAGTTAATATTGTAGACCATGCTATTTCTTTATCCCAAGATGAATTAAATGCAAATCTTTCGGTTTTTAGTTTTTCTATAAAAGTATCTTCATATGTTGCATCATTAATTAACTTTCCAGCTTCTGCATTTATTCTATCTAAATATGGTTTATGTAATTCTTTAGGTAACCAAGTATCTAAAAGTTGTTGTACTTTATCTACACCTAAATTACTTTGTGTAACTACACCATTATTTAATACATCTTGAAAATCTGAACTCATTTGATAATTGTATTCTGGTTGAGTTGCAGCAGTTAATTCAGCAGTTGTTCTTGATGGAGACCAAGATGCACTTGCTAATTTGTTAGCTACCCATTCAATAGTATCTTCATCTAAATTTGCTTGTAAAGAAGTCAACACATCTTTGACAACAAGTATACTATCTGTTACTAATTCGTCTCTACCTATAGGGTCGTTAGCATATTTTATTGCTCGATTGTACATATTTTTTGAATAACCCAATCCTGTAATTAAACCAGATTCACCAAATAATTTACCGTCAATATCAGCATCTAAGTTAGCTAACCAATTTGTAGGGTCTTCAATTATTAATTCAGTAACGTAATCTTTATATGCATCTTCTTTTGTCCAAGGTAATGTACTTTCACGTTCAACTATTTTGTTTATCATTGAATCAATAGACATATCAGAATCTTGTAAATCTGTTAATGAACCTGCATTAATTACTTTTTTTTCTTCGATTAAATCAGACCAATCTGTTACAGGCATATATTGAAAACCTTCTATAGGATTAGCAAGTATTCCATTTTGGTCGTATCTTACAGTATCTATTTCAGACAATGCTGGTATATCTTTTTCTTCTATACTCCAATAATATATCTCACCATCGTATTCGTATCCTAAATAGAAGTCAGTACCAACTTGTATAAGTGTTGTACCAATAGGACCATATGTTATTTTTTTAGCCATTATCCTCCTAAGTATTTATTATATGCGTATTGTGCATCTGCTATACGTCTAGCTTCATCAGATATTTTATTCTGTGCTTCAGTTTTATCTTCAATTTTATCTTGTACAACAGCAATAGGGTTTTGCACATCAAACTCAGGTCTTCGTTCTTCAAATGTTACATAACCACCCATTTGTGGACTATCAAATCCCATTTTTTGCCAAGCTTCAGTTCCTGTATATTGTTTCATAACATCATCTGCTCTTATAAATTTATCTTGTGCTATCAATGCATCTACATAAGGAGACCAATCTTTAGCTACACTATCTATAAACTCTGCTTTTAAATCATTACTTATTGGTCTACCGTTAAGTTGTTGATAGAAATCTTCAAAGTCTTCAGCTAATGTTGTCATACTTGGCATAATGTTTTCAGATTTAATTTGTAATGCTCTTTCTACATTAAATTTGTTTTCTTCTGCTTCTACTAAATTAGCTTGATTTTCTAAAAAAGATAACAAACCATTAGCAAATATTTCTTTGCTTGTAATGTATTTTGTACTTAAAGGTATTTGTGGGTCTAACTGTATACCCCCATAAAAACTATTTATATCTTTTCTAAACTCAGTACTTCCTCTAGAGTCATCTACTAATGATTCAAAATTAGTTCTTTCTATAGAACCTGGATACCATTTGTTATATGAAGTATCTATGTATTGTAATGTTTGATTAATTAAAGCATTAGTAACAACTCCTCCAATACCGTTAACTTCATTACCTAATTCTTCTACAGTTATAAGTCCAGAATCAATTGCAGCAGTTTGTATAGCTTGTAATGCACTTTGGTCTTGATTAATTGTAGATACAAAACTATCAGCAAAATTAGTAGAAGGAAAAAATTGACCTTCTCTGACAGAAGTAGTTACTGGATTACCATCTTGAAACAAAGGATTACCATCTTTATCTAGTCTAGGAATAACTCTAGAATCTGTAGCACCGACATAAGGATTGCCTGAACTATCTATTTTAATTTCAACATCCATAGCAGCAAACTCTTGTAAAGTTGCTAAAACATTTTGTTTAATAACATCAGCAGTATCATCACTTGCTAAATCTACTTTTATTAAACGTAATTGTGTATTCCCAGCGTATTTAGTAGGATTTTGTAAAAATTCTGCAAATGTAAAATCTGCAAAATTACTACCTAATGCTTGTATTGCAGTTTCTAACTCGCTTTTTTCAATATCAGTTAACGCCATTAATTATCCAATTCATAATCTATTATCTCTGGTTCAAAATCTTGTGTTCCAGAATCTATTTTTCTTGTATATAAGTCTGTATTATAGTTCATAGTCTCAGAATCATCTGACAATAATCGCAAAATTACTCCTACATACGGTACATAAAAATCTGGATACTGAGATATGGTATAATATGCTTGTTTAATTACTTGTTTTCTTAATACAATAGCTAAATCAGATTCAGATATAAGCCAATAATTTTTAGAAAAACCATTTTCTAAAGAAATTTCTTCTGCTTGTACCCAAGCGGATTCATAAAAATATTTAAAACCTTTACCTGCATCTGTACTTTGTGCAAATGAATCAGTTCTCCATACATCTACCATTTCTTTAAATCTAGTAGAAGTGCTTGGTGTATCTGTTTGACCAAACTCAGCTCTATATCCAGGTTTTATATCCATTAATGCAAGTCCATAATTAGTTTTCATGTATTGTTTTTCATCAGGACTTAAATTATTATTTGAATCAACTTGGTCATCAAAATTTCTTTTCATTATCCAAGCTGCAGCATTGTTTGCATTAACCAGATACAAATCAGGTCTTAAAGTTGCTTTATCTATTACATCCTGCCAAGAAGGTTCAGATAATACATTGTCAAATTGTAAATATTGCAAAGTATTTTGAAAACGTTTTAGATTATCTTGATTATCTTTTTTCCATTGAATAGTTTTAGCATCATAGCTAATTGTTTCAACTTCTCTTTTTTTCTTAGATTGTGTTAAATATCCATGGTCTATTCCAAACGTATTAAAAAATTCTAAACCAGCTGCTCTATAATCTCCACCATGTTTATTTACTAAGTTTCTATGTTCTTTAGCTAATGTAGTAACTCCAAACCATTTACCGTTATTGTTTTTTAATGTTAACTCAAACATTGCACCTGTAATAAAACCAAACTGTGAAGCACCTCTAAATAAATTTAACCATCTTCCTTGATGGGCAGAGTATCTCATAATAGCTAAATCTAATACTGCTGGTGTAAGTTTTCCAGCAGGTACATCTAATGCTTTACCACCTGTTTGCATATATTCTTCGTAATAATTATCTACATTTCCACCAAGAAAAAGTTCTTTTTCACCATCCCAATCTTTAAATATATCTTTAATGTATTTATCTAACTCACCTGTTTCTAACAATTTTAATTCACTGTGTGTTGATTTAATTCCATCAAATACAGTAATAGTAGAATCAGCACGCATGTTTTCAACACGACTATCCATAGTCATTTCTGTTAAATTTAAATCTTCATCTAAATAAGTATTACTTAATGTTTCTCTTATAAAATCAATTCCAAGTTTACTACCTTTAATTCCTGCATAAGTTTTTTCTAACCAAGGTATATCAGCGAGAGTTAATGCATCCATAAAACCTTCTGGTGGTGGAAAGTCTCCAAAAAATTCATCAGTTAATTCAACACTTCCTGGTAATTTATCAAATACCCATTTAGCACCTATACCTGCCATAGGAGTAACATTAGGAAATCCTTGACTAGCAATCATATTTATACCACTAGCAAATCCTTTCATAACTAAATTAAAGTTAGAATCTTCTCCAAATAAAAAATTATTAAATGAGTTACTACCAGGCATAACAAACATTGTTTCACCATTTTGTTCATTCTTTTGGAACACACCATTACCAGAATAAATAAATGCACCATTCATAGATGTAGCTACTCTTGGTACTAAACCAGCTTCTCTTACAAAATATGGATTCTGCATAGTAAGTTTTGACCACCTTTTTCCTAATTCAAAATATATTTCAGGGAATGGGAATATATTTCTTGTTACTTCAGAAAATCTATGTCTTTCACTGGAATCATACAAAATTTCTTTCATTGTTGCTAGGGCATAAGAAGAAGCTTCTTTACTCCATAATTCATAATTATCATTAGCACCACTTTTAATTTTTTTAATACCTTTAAGTTGGCTAATAATTTTTTGTGGTATTTTAGCTGTGACTGCTTCTTTTATAAATTCTGCTTGTACTGCAGGTGTAAATGTATCAAAATGACTTGTTAATCTTAACCATCTGTATTGTTTAAATATAGGCGCTCTATGCAATCTTGCTAATGGTTCTGTTAATAAAAATTCAAATTGTGCATTAACAATATAATCTATTTTTTCTAAAGCTTCACCTTTTCTCCAAGTTACATCTGTATCTGGTCTTAATGCAGAACCGTAATTGTATAATTTATTACCAGCTTCATCTACAAGATTAATTTGTTCTTTAAACGCATTAGTCATTTTTTTACGTTTTCTACTACCAAAATTAGCAAAAACATCATCATAAGAAGGTGCTAACGAAACTTCTTTATCACCTGATTTAATTACACCTGTCCAAATAGATTCTCTTAATGTAGCATTACCAGTATATGCAAAAGAGTTATCAAACCAATCAGTTCCTTCTTTTGGACCAGATAAATATTTACCATAATGTACACCTTCTTGTGTAGGCATACCAGTTCTAAATCTTATTTCAGCTTCAAGTTGTGATAAATAATCCATCAATTTATCTCTATTACGTAAATCTCCGTAAGTATCTCCTGAATTATCCATAAATTCTTGTATTAATTTTGGTGCAGAAGGAAGCTGTACTTCTATACCATCAACAGTAATAAGCCCTGTTGGAGAATCTGCCCATTCCATTAATTCATCAGTCCAACCTAAACGAGCAACGACACGACTCATAGGAGTATTTCTTAATTTAAGATGTTCAAATACGTATCCTCCTAAAACTTTAGGATTATCTGCACTTATTGGAACATAGTTAATACTATTTTTATCTATCATATTACTTGTATTAAATCCATTTTTAGCAAAGTTTATTTGTAAAGCATCTCTATATAAAACGCCCATAGTTATTTCATTAACATCTTCACCCGATTCAACAATTTGTTCCATTAATTTTCTTAAAGGCGCTCTTTTAGGTAATTGTCCATAACTATAAATCCAGTTCATAAAATCAATTGGATGACTAAATACAGAATCTAAATCAGGATGTACCAAAAAACCAAGTTGTTCTTCAAGTAAAACTCTTTGTGTTAAAGAAGGTTTTAAAATAGCTTTAGGTTTAAATAATTGATTTGTATAAAAATCAGCCATATAAGTAAATACATCTTCTTCAATTTTTCTAGAAGGTATTTTGAGTCCTTTAAAAAATCCTTGTTCTTTTATATTTTTAATCATTTGTGCTAATGCTTCTGGGGTTACAAAATCTGCTTGACTATTTATAAAAGCATCAGGCATATCTGTAAAAAATTTACCTAAGGTTCTTTGTATAGCACGGTTGTTTAATAACGATGCACCTGCATCTGCTGCTTCTGCCATTTTAGATATAGTTGGATGAAAGTTTACAATTCCTTCTTCGCTTATACTTCTACCTGACCATTGTGTATCTATTTGTCGTCCTGTTGGGTCTATAAGATAATTTTTAACACGACCTTCGTCAGAAAACATATCATCAATTCTTCTTTGTAATATTTTAGACCTTTCAGTACCTTTACGACCTGTTACGTATAATACGTCTTGTTGACGTAACTTACTTGCAAAAGCATTAACAGTTTGTACATTCCATTTTTTAATATTATGAAATTCTCTAATAACTTCTGAAGCTTGTTTGTCTCCATAACCAATGTTTGCTAAATGTCTTACTAATGTTGTGTATGCTTTACTTCTATTAGAATAAGATAAATTACCACTAGGTTGTATAGAAAACCATTTTTTCCAATATGGACTCATACCATCTGTAAATTCGTGAAAGAATCCCATGTTTCTGCTAAGACTTTGTTGTCCTGTTTTAGTCCATCTAGCAAATTCTTGTTTACCTAACGTTTTATTAATATCTGTTAACTGCATAGTTATTTGTGGTTGTCTTAAAGAACGATAAACAGCACCAGGTTTTCTTACTGCGTTATCTGCAATTTGTAAACCTTTGTTAGCAGTTCTACCCATAAGACTACCAAAAGAAGGAACACTTACATTTTTACTTGTAACTGCATTAATTCCTGTACTTAAATAGTTAGAACCTTTTACTGGACTAGACATTTGTTTAAATGGGTCAGACATTTTTGGTAAAGTTAAACCAGCGTCACTATAAATCTTGTTAAACAATTTAGACATTTCGTCTACATTATTAATACGTACAATTTCTTTTTGTACTGCTTCTGGAAATTTACCTAAAAATGCATCAGTAGCTATTTTATATTCGCTAGTTTCTGCTGCATATTTAGATAAGTTTCCATTTTTATTTAATCTGTTAACAATCTTAGGTCCAGTAGTTGTTAAAAACCCTGGCGCTCTACCTCCAAATAATCCATAATCTTTAAAGTATTTTGCAGATTGTCTTTTAACATCTTTTAAATCTGTTTTTATTTCTGGTGTAAATTTTCGTAGATTTGTTTTGTAATCAAATGTTTGTAAAAATTCATCAACATTTTCAATAGGAGCGTTTGTAATAGGATTTACTTTTTCTTTTTTAACAAAATCTTGTATCATTGAAACTTTTTTATCTTGACTCCATAAAGAAGCGTCATCAATACGTGATAAAGCGTTAACATCACTTCTTAAATTTTTAAGTTTTCTTGCAAAAGAAAAACCTTTTTGTAATACTAATTCAGGTATTATTCTTTCAGCACCGTCTATATATCCAGATAATTGATTGTATTCTGAAGAACCAACATCATACAGTAATGAAGCTTGATATCTTCCTGATGAGTAAGGAATTTTTACTCCAAACAATTCGTTGTTATTTCTAACACGAGTTTGTTCGTATTGTTCTGCAGCTTCAGGTGTATATATAAATTGTCTACCTGCAAACGCTTCAATTTCATTTGGTGTTTGTATAGCTGTCCATGGAATTTCGGCTACATCGTTTCCATAAATTGGTTTACCTACATCTTCATAAAACATTCTAGAAGAAAATTCAAAAGAATAACCTTTGTTTACCATATCTTGTACTACAGGACTATCTTCAGCAAATAAAGATTCAGCAACCATTAAATTATCTCTATTGTAATTAACAGGTTTTCCCTTATATATTTCTTCCATAATTTGAGCTATAGCTGGTCTACCACCCTCTTTACGACCTTCTTTTGCATAACGCACCCACTGTTTTGTTTCTTCTTTCCAATTACCTTCAACACCTAAATCACTTATTTTAGATTTAGCAAAGTCAATAGGAACATACTGTTGTGCAAATTCTCTAGTTTTACCAGATTCCATAAATCTGTCTAAAGCATTCATTTGTTGTGCATATGCTAAAACACGTCCGTTAAATAATGCTCTGTTACCTGGTACTAATAAATTAACTCCTGGTATTGCCATAGCATTTTTTTCAATAAAAGTTAAATCTTCAAATTCTTTACTTCCAGGTACAACTTCAACACCAAATTCTCCACGTGCTTTACCTTCTTCATCTCTACGTAAAGTAGGTTTTTGTATAGAACTTCTAAAACTAGGAGAGTATTTAACAAATAATTCTGAAGCTGCATTAAAAGTTTCAGCTAATAAAACAACAGTTTGTGTTTTACCAAAGTTAGGTGCTGATGGTGTTACATCAATAGCTCCTATAGGAGTGTCTATAATTCCACCTTCAGTATTATAATTATCCTTATTAAAACCAGTTCTTATTCTTTGCGCCCAATACAATGATGATGACACTGCGCCAAAAGATAACACATCTAAATAATTCATTGTCATGTTATCTGCGTAATCTTTATCTCTATAATCGTCTTTGGACTGTTGATAATCATTAGCTGCTTGTATTGCTTGTTCTTCTATAATTGTATTATTTAATGCAACAATAGATTCTGATTCAACTGGCAGTTCTTGTTCACTAAACATAGATAAATCAATAACAATATCTAAAGGTAAATTACTGTACATATTATTAATTGCTTCAAATCTATTTTGAAAATTAGGATTCATGGACAAAAATTGTTCCATTTGTTTTGTTTGAGTTTTGTTAATCTCAGCTAATCTTGCTAGATTTTTTTGGTCTAAGTAATTATTACTCATTACAAAGCTGTAGGTTTTTGTGTATTTCTAGTATTTCTTAATTGTGCTATTAACGCAGGGTTAGAACTTTTGGGTTCTAGTACATCTAGTAATATATCTACTTGTGTTTTAATTTCTTGTGTAATACCTAAACCACCATTCATTGCTGTACCTTCAATAGGTGACTCATTTATTCTTTCAGTAGGTCTAGCTACATTTAGATTAGGCATTTGTCTATTTGGTAAATTTTGAACTCTAGGCAATCCACCAGTTGCAGCTACTTCGTTTTCTATTTTTTGTCTACTGCCGTAATCTCCACCAGGAGCAGCAACAGGTGCAGAAGCATTTCCGTCTGTTCTTTGACTTAATGCACCAGGACCAGAAACAGCATTACTTGTATTAGCAGTAGGTTGCTTATATCCTCCACGTCTACTTTTTGCCATAAAAATCCTTAGTTATAAAAATAATAATACCTTCTGCTGGATATATAATGTTTTGTACATCTTCAGATAGTACATCAAATTCATCTTCTACACCATATTCGTTGTACACCATATCCCAAAACTCGTTTTCTACATATTCTTCCATTATCCACCAAGAACTTCTGCTATGGATGGAGGGGCTTGTGGTGGCAAGCCCTGACCACCCATCATTTGTTGTTGAATCATTGCTTCCTGCTCTGGTGTCATACCAGGTTCTTCAGGAGTGTAAAATTGTTTCATAATATCAGTTATAGCATTTGGTTGCTCGTAGATTGCTATAGCTGCCATTGTTGCTTGTGGGTCACCTTGTGCTGACCTAGATAATATTGAATCAAACAAAACACTTTCTGCTTTATTTTTTCTAATACGTTCTTGTACTTTTTGTATATTTTCTAAACCATCGATGTTATCTTGCAATGTTTCTGTGTCTATAACACCAGCTTGTAATAATTGCAGTCCAGTAACTATTTTTTGTGGCTCATCAAATCCAGCCATAACTCCATAGATACGTCTAGTTCTTAAATCTCCACCAATATCTTTTAATGGTTGATAGTTTTCAGAAAAAGCAGAACCATTAATGTAACCTATCATAGGTTTTTTTGTCACACCTGTTGTGTATGCTAGGACTACGTCCATTTCTAATCTTTTAGCATCCATTTCAACAATTGCGTTTTTAATAATTTCTCTGTACTCGTTAATCATTAATGACATAGCGCCATTAAGTTCTTGTAAACCAGCACCTGTTACAAACGAGTTTGGTGACTGTGCGTCATCTGTAACAGGATAACCACCTACAAGCCTCAATTGTCTTTCTAATCTATCCACTTGTTGGAACAATTGATATGGCATGTTATTTTGTGGTTTGCTGACCTGTGTACCTGGTGACAAATAGTTAACGGCAAATCTACCTTTTCTATATTGTCCAGACTCTAGTTCACCAGAAATGTTTGTTTCTGTAAATACTGCATCTTCCATAGCGATAGCAGACATAATGTTTATTTTTGCCATCATTCCCATTAGACCTATGACATGGTCATATTGTCCTTTAAGTTGGTCGAAAGAAATACGTTTCATAAATACAAACGGTGGAGTAGAAAGAACGTTTGGTATAAAATCTAAAATTAATTTACGTTCAGGAAATACTATGTATGTACCACCTTGGTCATAGTATTCTATTATTCTTAATCCAGCTCGTGTATTATCTTCCCAGTCCTGTGAGTTGTTTGTATTGTAACTCATAAACTCTGTAGCAACTGGTGTGTAATCATCTCCTGTTTCATCGTCATCTTGACGCATAATTTCATCTTTAAACTCTGGATAAATTTGTGCAAGTTTATATCTTGGCACACGTCTAAGAACTGCTAGTTCTCTTGGTTGTTGGTCAGGTCCAAAGTTTCCTGGAAATGTATCATAAGGGTCACGTAGTTCAGCACTTGGATATACAAATCCATTGCTATCTACTTTAGTTGATATAACCCAAGCACAATAACCATAACCTGGTAACCATCTAGATGCTTGTGCTAACTGTCCTGTTAGATTCTGTGTTGCATCATAAGATGTTACTATTCGTTCTAGTTTTTCTGCTTGAAATTTAGCTCTCTCTGATTCATTACCATTAAGTATATCTACACGTACTTGTGGTACACCAGATATTTTTTGAGCTAATCTATCAATACCTGATTGTAATAAGTTAGGTGCTGGTAATAAATCTGCATCTTCTGCTTCCATTGAATTACCTAGTAAAGACCTCATGCCTTCACTACCACCATTTAAAATAGCTTTAATACGACCTTTACTTACTTGTCGTTCTTGAACTGCTTGTCCACCGACTAACTCAGAAGCGCTTTCAATAATTTCATTGTATGTTTTAAGGTCTAAGTTTTCTATCCCCATGGTGCATCATTCATATTAGTTAATTTAAAATCTCCATAACTTGGTTCGTAATCTGTTCCTACGTCAGCTAAGCGTTCTTTTTGCATACGTCTAAATACTTTCATTGGAAACCAGCTTGCCATAACTATATCAGTTTTTTCCTTGTTTCGCTTTGAAACAGGTTTACCATCGAAGTATAACAACTGTTGTCTATATTTTTGTATTTTAGCACTACTTTCTGCATCACCTGTAGGTAAATGTATTTTTCTATTTTCAAACAAATCTGCCATTGCACCTACACCATACAAAGGGTCATGTTTATTTTTACCTGTTAAATGTCCTTGTAGTTGAATACCACTACGTAGTGTAAATTCTTTTATCTTATCATCTTGACGTATAGCAGTTTGGAAACCGTTTTCTTCTACTATCCATTGACGACAATCATACTTGTGTAGCCAGTCTGCCATTTGGTCAAGTGCAGCCCTTACTCCGCCCCCTTGTCTATTTTCTAAATCTACTAAAAATAATTCTCCTCTATATGCATCTATACCCCAAAGTACAGATGCTTGGAATCCTGCTGAGGCAGGGTCAAGTCCAGCTACTAAATGTAAATTTCTATAGTGTTGTCCCATAACTAAATCTGGTCGCATGCATTGGTCAACTATGTTCATAGTAAATATTTGTGTACCTTCAATGTATGTTTGATTGTAATAAACCATTTCGAATATCTGCCTACCACCTGTTGACTCAGCAGAATGTAATCTAGACATTAACCATTTATGTGAACGTTTAGAAGACCATAGCATACAATCATTATGTACTTCACTTGTATGTTCTGGTAATTCACATTCTAATTTATGTGCTGACTCAACTATAGAAGTAAAGTTATCTGACTCTAAAAGATGATTATATAAATCATCAGGATGTTGTCTTGAACCTATTACAACAACAGCTGTATGTTCTTCTTTACGACTAGATAGTGTTGTTGTCCACCATTGTCTTGTAGATTCTCTTGCACCTGCTTGCATAGTAGTTTGGTGGTCTTCAATGTCATCAGCAATTATTAAGTCACAGTCACGAGATAATATCTTTCCACCTTTACCTACAGCAACCATAGTTGGTGATTTAATACCAGCTACAGTTCTTGTACCTACAGTAAATTGATTCTGTGACCAGTTCTTACCAGAACGGTTGTCTGGTTTAAAAGATGTACCTGGAGGACAGTATGCCTCTCTGAGTTCTTCGTTCGTGTCAAGTACGTCTAGGACTGCGCTAAGGGCATTCTTAGCTATATCTTCGTTTCCACCTACCCACATAATACGTAGGTTTGGATTCTTGCATATCTGGTACACAGCAAAATGTATTAACAGTTCTGTCTTTCCATGTCTTGGGGGGCTTAAGATAAGTAATTCTTTACCATTCTCTATAGAATCTATAATATTGTTTATCCAGTTCTTATGGAAGGTTGCTGTTTCATACCTCTTACCCAGCTCCGTACGAAAATATTTGTCGCGGAAGCTAGAAAAATTCTCTAAACTCTTTTGTGCTTCTTCTGATATTTCCCAATCAAGAGCAGCGACGGAGTTCCTGGTGTCAATTTTGTAGGCAGCTGCCATTCTAGAGACGGTAGCCGAGCTAGTCTCAAGGAGTAAAGATACCTCAGCTACACTAATGTCTCCATTAGCTAGTAACTCAGCGTATCCTTCACTTACGAAAGCTCGGTAATACTGGCCTCGTCTAACACTAGCGTAGTCGCCATCGTCAGATTTTAGTTTCCTGTTGATAGGTTTATCAACTTTATCATTATGTCGTTTGTCGGCTGCGAACTGTCGCTTCTGACAGGTGGGTGAACAAAATTTCCTTTGTTTTCCACTTAATCGCTTCCTACAGCTTTGAGCTATACATACAACATTTTGACTCATTTAACTAACTTTCTGTAGATGTTTGCGTAGTGCTAATTATATGGTACTATACTCTCAAATACAAACATCAAACACAAGTAATTTGTTACAGGTGAAGTTGCAATCGGGATGTAGAAAGCTGCTGACTGGCGAGACAGTACACTAGAAAGACAAAGGCAGTACCCAAGGACTTACGAAAGCGTTTGATTAGGCACACATTTACTAATGCCCGCTAGTGCCTAAAAAGACTGTAGCCACCTACAGTATTACAGAAATTACCAGCATATATTTTTAACCTTACATACTATATATAGAGCATCAAGGTTAACACTGGGTGGTCAAACAACACTCAGTACTAAAGTTCTACAGTAGTCATACTATATATTGTATGTATGTACTGAGTGTCTTTACCTTACGGTAAAGTGACCTACCATATATAGTATCCAGTATTGATTTAATACCATATGTAGTGTATTGATATGACTATGCATACATATGGATACTATATATAAATACAGTGTTATCCGTCCAATAAATTACATTCCAGCTGTTCATTAAGTTACTTGCCTCTACTGTATTGTGCTAACAGTACAGTGAGGATAACTTAATGTTACAGACCTTTGTCGCCGAGGCTTTTGAGTGCGTCTTGGTCTGTCATACTTGTATGTCAATGCCAATCTAGTATTACCCATAGATATTCTCGTATCCTATTTTCTAAGTCCTTTCTATTTAAGTATTTTCCGTCTTGTCAGGTATGTAAGACAGAAAATTCATAGAAAGGACAAGAAAATATGGATATTAAATATACTAAATGGGTAAATACTATCGATTGTGGCATATGTCATAAAGAAGTATTTCCAGACGAAAGACACCCTATAAAAAGCTACTTCGGACCACAGAAGGGCTGGGTAACATGGAAGTCGTACCTACACGGCGACTGTGTTGCACAACCGACAGCTGGAGGCAAGCGGAACTTAATTGAACTGCATAAGGAATCTAAAACCTATATTGCACGTAAATTAAAAGAGTTGCCTAAATTAATTAAACAAGTTGATAATATTAAGCAATTATCATTATTTGAAGGTAGTGAGGGTTAATCCCTTACTATCCTTCATGAAAGGAATATATGAGAAAATATATAAATAGCTTGCATTATAGAAATGGCAT